ATTTGTTAGATTTCATGATCGTGTATGGGATCCTCGCGATCGAGCAAGGACTATACATCACTACAGAACTAGCGGAGAAGGTTTCAGCATCAGCCGATGCAAAGCCCCTCCCCCCCAGAAACGCCGTGTAGTCTCTCGGCATTTTGTTTAGCACGGAAGTATTAAGCAACTTGAAGGAAGTCACACCGTTTTGGGTTATTACCTGTAGCAACCCCATGGCAAAGTTTAACGACTTTCCTGGTCGCCAAAATTTCATTCTAATCTAACTCGTTCATATCCATATTCACACGTCGAAGATCCGATAAGACCCCACTAAAATGATAATAATAGGGGTTCCTTTCGCGTCTTCTCTGTTCCCGATCAAATATCTTTTCAGCATATTTGACCGTACCTTCTGATCTTAAACCTAAGAAAGGTGGACAGCTGGGTAAGGAATCTGTATACATTATACAATTCCAATACTCCGCGAGCTCCATAAGAGCCATAGGCTTGATGGATTTGGTCCGTAGATCCTTACGATCGAACCTCCCCAATGATACCACATCTTTAGTCGGAGCCTGACGCATTTGACTTGCTCGGGTAGCGTACGCTATCTTAACAAGCCAGTCATCAGACGACTTCGACTGGAGTAGTTGTTCATCGGAGGCGGAACCGGCAGGAATAAAATGCCAGTTCGCCACAAGCCCCGCAAACTTAGTTGAAGGTATTGACATACCCGACCTTTTGTACAAAGCGAGTGTCTTCAATTCAGGAGACATCATGCGTTTTGCAATAAGTCGCTGACTACGAGTTATTCCCCAATCAATTTGAGCATGGCGTAAAGACACGCCATAACCGCCCAAATGGACAGGAAGAAACCAATTCGGTTGAAACCAGCCCCGGAAGTCCGAAGACCAACGAGAGAATGCCCAAGGAATGGCCGACTTTGTCCAAGGACAAAGATCAATCATTTCAGAAACATCCTTTCCAATCAACTCCGGTGTCGACGATGACTCTCCTGTTTTAAGAGATTCACCTTTGACCAGTTTAAGGTTAAGATAACCCTTCCTGACCATACGACCCCGTACCGACTGGTACCATCTCGAATTGATTAAAGCAAAATGCGATGATACGTAATTCTTACCCAAAGAGATTTTGAGGCCGGCCTCAGCCGTAACCTCATAAAAGATTTTAATAAAATCTCCTGGAGCTTTGAAAAGCATATCATCACCGTTCACAAGAACATTTTGCCATAACTCCCGACGTAGCCTAGAGTCGCGATTAAGCTTATAATAACGCTTAATAGCGGTCCGGTAACATGCCAGGTTAATAACACAGAGAAGTGGAAAACTCAAGGGGTGACCCATGAGCTGACCTTCTTCTTGACGTAGGACAGATCCGTCCGGATAATGAACGAACGCCTTATACATAGAATACAGAGCCACATCTTGTTCATGTAGATTCTTAATCGATGCTAAAGCTAAGATTGAGACCTCCCGGAACAGAAGGTCAGTAGCGCTCTTATAATCAACGCTAACCCATTTCCAATCTGGTCGGTGTTTCAGGTTTTCACTAATTTGATTGATCGCGAGATCAATATCCTGCAACATTGTACTGGACTTATGTCGCTTCCAAGAGTCCAACAGCTGCCCTTGAGCTGGCTGGATTGCCGTATATAGATAACCATCGCCCTTTGTGATCACTCTGAATTTGCTAGGCTCAGGAATTGTTTCGAGTTTAACATCAAGAAGAGTAGGATCACCCCTCTTAATTCTGTCCTTGACATTCCTAAGACATTCGGTATAAGTACCTTGTCTCCAGGAATTCAAAGAATTAACGAAATTCTTTCCCTTACCCATGCCCTCAGAAGATGGGACTTTTAGGTTGAAAGGTGCAAACAAACATGACGCCCCGCCTTTAGAGCGAGAAGCTTGCATGCATGCAC